CGATTTACTCATCCCCGACGACTCGGGTAAGGGGGCTATGTCGACCCCTGCCACAGGTCAGTTTGTGTATAACTCGGTGAGCCATCTGTATGGCGTGATTAACTCGGCTGACGAGACTCAATCGTATAACCTCGGGACTGCTAACACCCTGTCGGTGATACATAACTTCCTTCCCACCTCCCATATCAACAACTATCAGGCGGACGGATTTTCCACAGATGTCCTGAAAAACAGCAACGGCGGGGCATTCGACCAAGATGCCGATATCAAGAAAGTTTCGTTCATTCGTGGCGGTCAGTTATTCCCGCTGGATTACCAGATTGATGTGGAGGACGAGAGCGTTGCGGGTGTTCCACAGACCCAGTTGGAGATTAAGTATATCGATGGTATTAAACCTTATAGTGCGTGGAATCACGCCAGTCCAAGCCCGATGACACAGGAGAAACTCCCCGTCCAGATACAGCGTGACCTTTCTGGTCTTCCCAGCCGTTTTGCTATGGAAGCCGAACCGAAGAAGATTTTTGGTGCTGGGATTAACCTTGACCCGATTTCGAGGTCGGGTGTTGATTTCAAGCAGTCGAACTACGCGGTGAGAATCGAATCTGGGCTGGATGGTGCTTCCCCCAACAGCATATTTACTTACGTTATGGCGAGGAATACTCTTACCTACACCCCTCAGGGTATTTCTGTTTCGTCGTAATTGTTGAGATTGTTAAATAATTAATTTTTTTTTTAAAAATTAATATATATCTGTTATATAAAATGTCTGCTATCCCCGAAAGTTTGATGACAAGACCTATGGCGACCGTTTCTACGATGAATATCGAAACAAGTGTTCTCGAACCTACGTTGATTAACTCCACCTTTGCTCGGTTTGTTTTGGAGCGGAAGGGTATCCTTGATACTGGTTCGGTTTTGAAACTCCAAGTGACGACCGCCGACGCCGCTGGTGGATGGTTACCCGTTAAGACTGGTATTCACGCAGCGATTGAACGAGCCACTCTTCGTATTGGTTCAAAGATTGTCGCTACCAGCGACCAGTATTCTCACTACCAGACCATCCGTCGGGCATTCAAGACCACGGAGGAGAAAAGTTTGAAAGATATGGTGAAGGTCGGCACTCTGGATGCCGTCGCTCCAAGCCCGCAGCAGGACGGGACTATTGCCCTCAAAGATTGCCTTTACTCCACAGGTGACGTCGCAGGTTTCCAGATTAGTCAGTATGCCCTTACTGACTCATCAACTACCACCCCCGAATTTACCATTAAAATTAGTGAACTCTTCCCGATGATGAGAAACGTACAACTTCCTCTTTATCTTATTAATGAGCCTTGCTCGGTTGAGGTGACGTTTAGAGCACAGGCAAACCCGCAGGTCGGTGTTCTGGCTGGCGTGCCCGCTGGCGGAGCAACCACCGCGGCTTCGGTCGTCCCAGGGTCGGTTCAGTTCCTTGCTGATTATCTTACTTATGATGATGACCGAATGGCGAAAACAGCCGCTATGGTGATGAGCGAGAAAGGTATGATGATGCCCTACGAGGATGTCGTGCTTACTACCACGCAGTTCCCTGCCGTGGCTGACCCTGGGGCAGGAAATGTGACCGAACAAAGTATTACTCGTGATTTGGGTTTGAGTGGTATGTCGGTGAAGTCGATTGTGTGTGGAATGGGAACTGACCCGACCGACGACCAACTGGTGGGTCTTTACAAGAGCGAGGCGTTCCCCGTCGACGACAGCGTTCAGGTCAGGATTAATGACCGCCAGATTTATCCGCGTGAACTGACGCGTGTCACCCAGAAAGAGCATCAGTTGTCGCAGGTGTTTAATACCGATATTTCTATTCATTCTGCCGAGTATTCTCTCAATCTCGCCACCGACAAAACCACAGCAGCCAGAACAGTTACGAACGCTATGCTTTCCGCCAATTGTACGTTGGGTGGAAGAAACCAGAGTGTGCTGGAAGGGTCGCAGTATTTCCTCGGGTTTGATTTATCCACCGACGTAATGGGTGCTCCTGGGAGCGGTCAGCGTGTAGGACAGAAGCCCATCCAAATGCTCCACACCCTCCGCAGAACATCGGCGAGCCTTGCTGCTCGTCAGGTGAAATACTACGCTGTTGTTGAAAAACAGATGACTCTGCGTGGCGGTCAGGTTTCGGTGAGTGCCTGATTTGAGGGTTTTAAAAAATAAAATGATTTAAAAAAAATATATATATAAAATATACGATGCCGAGACATTCAGGATGCCGAAATCAAAGTGACTACAAATACGAAGTACAAACGTTAATTAATGGAGAATGGGAAAAAAAGATGTATATATCGCAGAAGGATATCACCGCCGAAACGGGGTTGAAGAGAACCGCTGTGTATTACCTAACCACCGACCCATCAAAGGTTAAGAAACATTCAAACTTCAAGATTAGAAAGTTACAAGAGCCCTTACCCGTGTTTAGTAGAAACGTCGAGGAGAACGATATGGAGAAAATTATTAAGATAACAAAAAATTTATACACCTAATAAAAATATGTTTAGTTGCCCGATATGTGACGATTGGGTCATAAGACATAAACTTTGTGCCGATTGTGACAGGATACGACAACTTTGTAAGATATATACCAAGCAAAAATTGTTAGAAGTATTAGACAAGACTATGGTAATTCAGCAGATGAAGGCGAAAGTAGAGGTTGAAGTCGGCGACGAGTCGCACGACGACCCAAAAGCCTTAGTTCGAGGATGCTGAGTGAACGTAAAGTGGCAATCTAATATACTATATATACTTATGCCACTTTTAGTCCAACTGGTCTAAGAATAGAATGTTTAAATAGTTTGTAGAAAAACTATTTAATTTAAATTTTTAATCCTAATATAAAATAGAATGATTAAAGAAAAATATATTCAAAAGATGGACGATAACATTTTGAGTGGGTTCAGTGCTCCCACTCGTATTAGGGGTTGTAGGGAGTTTATTAAGTTTAAACTGGTTAGTGAAAATAGTAAGAACCCAGGGAGGGAGTGGAAGAAACCGCACCCGAATCCCGCGTGGAGCACCGACAAAGTGGGGAACGTCGGTGTCCCGACGGGGAAGATAAATGACTTTATCGGGTTCGATATCGATTATTACAAGTGGACGCCCGACCATCCTTTTTTTCAATTCATCGGTCATACCGATGTCAAGAAATGGGCGTTAGACCAACGCACCTACACCGTAGAAACAACCAACGGGGGCATCCATTTGTATTTTAAATATACCGACAGATTCCCCGCTTGTATAAACCACAAACTCGATATCGACATCAAATCGAACGGCGGGTATTTGGTCGGGGTGGGGTCAAGGGCAATCAACAAAAAGGGGGTATTGGGAACTTACAAGTGTATTCAGGATATGCCTGTGGCGGAATACCCACCCGACCTCGCGGACTGGACGGATGAGTTTATCTTTACCAAAACGGAACAGAAAAGGTTGAATCGAAAGTATAACTCGGTAATCATCGAGCAAGAAAAACCCGAAGATTACTACAAATATGATTTCTCGACGGTCGAGATAAACAAGATACTGACTGGATTACCAGACGAGTATTGGACTGGTTTTGATTTATTCTTCAAATACACAACGGCGTTGAAATCACTCAACCGAAAGGATATATGGCTGGAATATAACCAAAAAGCAATCGATAGAGGCATCAAACGAAAAGGCAACGAAGCCAAAGATAACTCGATATGGAACGGCATCAAGAAACATAATTCCCTGAATATGGTGAATCACCTCCTCATCAAAACCAAGGACGAAGCGGCAAGGACGATGTTGGATTACAATAAATACAAACCCATCTACGAAGAACCTTTGAACGGAGCAACGAAAATAACCCGACCAAAGTTGGGGAAGATGAATGACGAGGACAACGACTATGTGAAGTTGTCGCTGGATAAAAATTATGTCATCAAGAGCGACACCGCGACGGGAAAGACGACGTTGGTGGAACGGCATATCTTGGAACACCATCCACCGATTATCTCCATCGGGAGCAGGGTTTCGTTGTGCGAATCGCAATACAACGATTGGAGTAAAGCGGGAATCAATATCAGCAACTACAATCTGGAAGCAAATTATTTTGTCGAATCGGGCACATCCATCATTATCACCATCGATAGTATCAAACGATTGGTTGATTTAGATTTTTCCATCTACACCGTTTTCTTGGATGAGTTTAACTCACTTATCGAATATCTTTGGAAAGTACCACATATCAAGGAGAAAGTCGTCTGCTTCCAACTTCTCAAAAAGATATTAACCGAATGTAAGCAGTTCATATGCGTGGATGCTGACATCTCGTGTATCGTCACCAAATATCTGGAAAGTGTGAATCGGGAATACGAACTGATAGTGAATACCCACCAACACAATTCGGGCATCGAATGTAAAGAATTGTATAACTTTGACGCATTCTTGACAAATTGTAAAGAACAGATAATCCAGAACAAAGGATGTATCATCCCAACGGATTCCAAAACGGACGCCGAAACCATTTTCAGGGATTTAACGCTGGATAGAGACCCATCGGTGGAGTGGAAGGGGATTGACGTAAAGTATAAAAATGGCTTGTCCTACGCACTCATTACCAGCGATTCAACCCACTACCAGTCGTTAGACAATTTCGATGTGGTGATATTTTCACCCAAGATTATCTATGGGTTAGATAGTGTAAGGAAACGACCCGTTCTCGCTCACTTCAAAGAACAAACCATCTCGCCTCGGGCGATGATACAACAAATCGCGAGAAACAGGAATATAACCAAACTTTTTTATATATTCTACCAGAAGAAGTTTAAGGAAGAGAAGTTCCTTGACATCGACGAAGTGGAGCAGGAAAACAAAGTGCGGGAACTCCTCATCCCGTTTAAGATAATGTGTAGCAAGGAGGAGAATAAGATGTATATGGATATTTACAAAATTATATGTTATAATGAAGATTGCGAGAATACCAACAAATTCGGTCACTTCAAACGATTGCTACGCAGCCGAGGGTGGAAGGATTGTAATCGGTATTTCCAGACTGAACGCAAGGAGTTGCTCGAAGCAAACAAAAAACACAAAATTCGGGAAATCGAGGAATTTGACGGAAGTGAGCCGAGACATCAAAAAATTAACGAATATCTAAATATTCCGCTCCACGAGATGAAACGCTACAAGTCGTTGTTTTTAGAACAATCGGCACTAACGTATCATTTGAATATCAAAAACTTCTTCTTCAAGACCGACGACAAATGGGCGGAGATGTTGGAGAAGAAAGATGATTTCAACATCAACAAGGCAACCAACATATTAAACAAGTTTCTCTACATCAAAAAAATACATTCGTTACTGGGAGTAATTCAAAAGAATGATTTGAATAACTTTACTAAGACGATTGATGGGGAAACGGGGAAAAAGTTGTGGGCTGAATATAAATTATTATACCGAGACAGAAGCAAGACCGATTGGGACTTGACGCAGAAGATGACCCAACAAAAAATGCTCGGGAAGTTATACAAACACCATTTTGGGGCGGGGATTGTGAAATGCGAACAACGACGAAGACGAAATCCAATCACCAAGAAGAACGAGGTGGTGGAAGTCGAATATGTATGGAATGAAGATTATCTCTTATACCATAGGGAGATATATCAATATACCAATATCAATATAGTAACGGCTCGATTAGGGAACGAAGACTATAAGTGGGGAGAATACGAAAAACAATTTGACAAAACACAACCCAGAGCATTATACCACAAGGTAGTAAAGGAAATCACGAACCGCATTTTATGGAATTAAACGTCATCATCACTTGCCCGTGGCAGTCGGGTTTACCCTTATTATCGTATTCAAATCCCAATTTTGAATAGAACCTTTCATTCCGTTTGGTGTCGGGGTCAACTACTAACATCCTCTTCGTTTGAACCGCTCTATTCTTTAACACGCCCATAATATTAGTACCATATCCTTTCCCTCGATACTCCTTAATAACTATAACTATTGTCGCCCACAAAAAAGGTTCTTTTTTATCAAACGTTTTATCACGCTTAGTATAAGTTAAACCAATTGTTTTCCAGATAGTATCGTCATACCATAATATCCACTCCCCGTCCCATCCTCGATTTTTACAGAAAGGAATAAGTTGGGGAGTAAAGTTATTATCTTCTAATATTCTCGCAACCATCTTAAAGTGGTCTTTTGTCTCAGCGGTGATTTCAATCAGCATCTTTGAGGGGAGAAGTTTTTAGGAGAACTTTCCTTTAAATTTTCAGTTTGATTCTCTCCCAAAACTTCTTATCTGCCTTTCCCAACAACTCTAAACATATTATCTCCTTGGACTTAATCTGCCAATATAAAGTCCACTGGATTTTCGTCCAATTCACCGAATCGCCCTTGGGACGTTGGGATTGCCAGAATTTAATGGATTCCACCAACGACGGAATCATATCTTTACTTGGGTGGTAGTCCTCGTGATTCGTAACGCGATACACCTCGTAGCCATTCTTTTCACAATACGCCTCGACCTTGTTATTCAAGATTTTCTGGGTCATCGGGATATGCTTCTTATATTTATGCTTATCCATTTTTTATGATTATTTTCTTATAAATAATCATTTCATATATAGAATGATTTTAAAAATGATACTTCGATTTCCTTTTACGTTTTCGGGATGCCCCCTTCGATTTCTCCACAAAACCCACAAATACGTCCTTCGGTTTGATTTCGGGGTTCTCCGCTTTTTCTTTCTTACGTTTAATCTGCTCCTCTAATTTTGTGAGCGTTATGTTAGGCTTTTCTCTGTCATACAACTCATATTCCATTTTTATAGGAGTTAAGATATTTATTATTTTTAAAAATTATTATATATTTCTATAATAAAAATGAGTCTAATTACTTTGAGGTCATCAGCACAAGATAATGGAGCGAATGTTTTTGAATCCGCTGCCGTGTGGACGAACCACTTTAAGAAAGGGATTCGACTACGACCAGGAAACACTTTGGAACTGGTTAGTATGAGTATCAACAAAATTGATAAGTTTGAAATAATCCAAGGACAGAACGATACGTTTCTGTGGCGGATAGGCGTTGGGGCAGCAACGTTGGGGGCTGCTCCCGTTTTCCAGCAACACCAGATTACCATCCCCCCAGGTTCGTACAACGGATTAGAACTGGCGTCGACCGTCGCCCAGTTATGTAACACTTCGACGTTTATCGATTTATATAAAGGAGAATGGACTTGTGCTTTCACCCAAGCAAGCGGAGACGCGACTGGGTCTTTCACTTTGAATTACGGGCAGAAAGAAACACCTGCCGCCAATTTTAACGCCTCCACAATTGTAAAGGTCGCCGACCCCACCACCGATGGTGCTATTCCCACTTTTACCGACGATGCGGCTAACGGATTGAAAACGATTACCTTCCCTAAAAGTCTGGGGTCGACCGATGGTATCTCGACGGCAACGCATCTGTTTCAGGGCACACGAGGTATTTTCGGCAACGCAGGTCAAGTCTCCGCCCAGATTCAACCTTTTCGTATATTAAGCAGCGTAGACCTCGCGGGTGGTGTGCGTAATTTCGATAATTTTAAAGGCGATGGTGTTAACGTCACGGGCGAGGTGACGGCTCTTACTCCCGCCCTGAATGGTTGGAACTCCCATACTGAGATGGCGTCAGGTCAGGCTGGGTCGATTGCTACTCTTACTCTGGGAGCGGCGGGGCGGCTTAAAACCGACGGAAGTTCGGCGGGTGCTGTTGTCACCGCGGGTTCAGGCTATGTTATCGGGAACACAGGCACTTTTACAGGCGGAACAGGAGCGGGAGCGACTTACGAGGTCACAGCCATCGGGGCGGGCGGGGCTGTTACCGATTATAACATTACGGGCGGCGGATTTGGATATACAGTCACCGACCAATTAGTCCTTGCGGGACAAGGAGATGGACTGGCTAAGGTTGCTCTTACTTTGGTCGAGGACTCGCTAACGGGAAGTGGCTACACCGTCGGTGAAATCGGGGCTTTAACGTCGGTGAAAGCGGGAAGTCCCGTCCCAACAACGAATGCTAAGTATCGCGTCAAGGCGGCGACTGGCGGTGGTAATGTAGGAAGTGTTATTGTCCTTACTAATTTTAAGGGCGTAGGATATGCCGCGGGCGATGTTTTGAGATTAGAAGGAGGCAACAGCGATTGTTTTGTACGAGTCGATACGGTTCAGGGCACAATCGAACCCTTTGTTGGGTCAACCGACCAGCAGGGAATTCTCGGGATGATGAGTAGCAACGGCAAGGTATGGTATGACTTGACAACCGCTGGTCCGTGGGCGAACGCTTATCCTCCAAGTCCAAGCACAGATACGTTTGATACGACAGGGGCTACGGCTGGTGGTTATACTTTTAGGCGGAACAAGAGTGCGGGAACGTCGCCTCTTTACTGGCTTCAAGACCCCAACCAGACCAATACATTTTTCGAATATAACGCTCCGCCCATCCCAGGTCCTCCCGTCCTCCTTGACACCTTTGATTTAATCGAACCAGGTGTGTTCTTGTCGCGGACATACGGGCACACCGTTTCCTCGGCTTCGTGGATTGGTGGGTCAGTTCCAGCCCTCCAAACAAATCTGCCTCAGGCAACAAATGACGATTATGATTTCAGGTATAAATATAATGCTGTGTCTAACGAGTTTGACTGGGATGGTGGTTACGTCGATGCTACTCGCAAGGTGACCCGTCCCGCCGCTCCATTCACCCCCGTGTTTAAACTGAATTATGGTAGAAGTGGTGTTGGATGGGTGCGAAACGATTTGGTGACGGGCAGAACAAAATACCCAGGCGACCCTAACGCGACGTTTAGTGTGACCCCGACGCTCAGCGATGCTAACCCTACGGTTTTGGATAGCGATTTGTTGTTTGATGTGCGGTCTAATCTTGCGAGTGACGATATTGAAGTGGATTTGTTTCAAATGAATAATACGGGGACAGCCAATTACCCAGCCCCAGGTTGGAGAACGGGCAAAGTTGTCTTCTCGACAAGACCTGGGGATTGGACGACCGACCTCGCCAGAACGCCAGCGACGACACCAGCGGCGTGGACGTCCTTTACTTACGGCACAGACCACATCCAGATAAAGGTGTCGGTAACTGGGGTAAGGACGATGGCTTGTACGATAGCACACGATACTTCTGGCGACGGAAACTTTATCGAGGAAGTGACACTCATTAAATCCGCCCAGACGGGTATGGGAGGTCAGTCGCTCACACTAAATGCTCGGGAGGTGTTTTATCCGCTACGCCCGATTGTTCGTTTGTCGCGTGGCTCGACGTTTGATGGTCGTACTTTGAAGGTTGTAGGGTCGATGGATACTCAGGATGTCAATCCAGCGGACGCCAATCTGCGGAGTGAGAGTGGCGGGGAGGTTGAAACGTGGCAAGATGGCGACCCCACCCCTCAGGTCGGCGATGGTGCTGACCCAGCGAATGCTACTAAATTCTCGGCGTTATTCAAGTTTGGTTCGATTGACCCATCGCAGGTCGTGGCTGCTAATCCTACCCTCAATCAAGTCTTGACACGCGATTTACAGCCGAATATCGGTAGCATCCAAAATGTGTTTGGGTTTGAAAATGTTTATTCTTATCCATCTGGAAATGCTACAAACGCGACTGTGACTGAAACAGGAAGAGTCCCAAGCACCCAGATATTAGAACCAAGTCTCCACGTCGAACTTCCCGATTTCAACATTCAGTCTTGGAGTGGAGAAAGCGGAGATTCGACCAAGGCGATTGCGGTCATTCCCCGAGAGCAGTGGACTACGGATAGCACGAAAGGAACATTACACTGGCAATCATCCTACCCTCAGCCCGTTGAACTTAATTTGACCGAAACAAGGATGTTATACACCCTCCAAGCGAGGATTAGAGAACCATCTGGTGAACTTGTCAAGGATTTAATCAACCCCACCGAACTTACTTTGAGAATTGGTGAAACCGAGGAAAGCAGACAGCAGCGGGTGATGGATAAGGCGATGGATAGACTTACTGGTGCTTTGTCGAATAAACAAGACCAACGTATCAGCGATATAGGTGCTGGGATGCCGAAAGTTTAGAAACTGAATTTTTAATGAAAACTTCTTCTAAAAACTTCTACCTATAACAAAGATGGTCTTCTCTTCCACTTCCACCTCCACATACAAGTGCCCCTGTGGTTACGAATTCGTCCAAACGGATTCCAGTAATTACACGAAAATGAAACTCGTTAGACGCCTCCACGCAAAAAGGTGTGATGTCGCAAAGCAAGTGAACGCCCAGACTACCCCCAGCGAAGAAACCGTAGTGAGTAAGCGTGGTGGTGACAAGCAAATGAACTTGGAACGCCAGGAGTTTATGAATAAACAGGGCACGCTCGTAGCAAGGGTGGATATGCCTATCGAAAACTAAACTTGTAGATTGTAGAGATTGTAGGAATAAAAATTTTATATTAAAGAATATAAAATGGAACGACAAGAACGAAAAGCGAAGACCAAAGCCCAACAGAAGATTAAGAAGTATTACGAGGAAGAGGAGGAAGAGAAGAAGCCCAAGGTGTATCTAAAAATAGGTAATTTTGTACTTCCTATAAAAAATCAAAACTGAAATTTTAATGAGAACTTTCCCTTAAAAGTGATGGCGGAAAGGAACTCGTGGAAACTTTGTTCGGCTCACAGCGGTTGTCAAAGATGTTCTCACGCCCTCTTCTGTTGGAAGAGAAAAGCGGGGAAACATTCGGCGACAGCCCAAGGTCTTAAATTTACCCTTATGTGTATGATGGACGAGAGGAGTGAGCCAGTCGTTAGAGATGAAGCGGGGCATATCCCCTTGGTAGTCGCTCACGGGGAAGGTGGGAGGAAGATGGCGAACAAGTGCGGAATTTGTAAAGAACATTACGAATATGGTGGTGAAAAGAATATGGTGGCTCTCAATTGCTCCCATACTTTGTGTGTTGGGTGTGTGAATGGGGTAATCAACGCGAGAAACCACCGAGAAGTCCCCTGTCCTTACTGCCGTAAAGAAATTAAGAAAGTAGTCAATCTCCATTACGATGAACCCGAACCAGATAGCGACAGCGATGATGAACCAATCCAGTTGCGGAGGAATTGATTATACTATAAATAGAATGATTATAGGGAATAAAAATTTGTTAAATACTTTTAACAAATTCAAATGATTATCTCAATCCCGACGGAGTGTCTAACTTACATCGGTGACGCTAAGCCCAAAAGACTCCCTAATCACTGGAAATGGAACAATAAGAAAGAATATTCGGCTTGGTGGTATCAACAAAACCGAGAACGAGTCAAGGCTAAAATTTTAAAGCGGTATCACGAGAAGAAAAACCAAAACTGAATTTTTAAAGGAAACTTCTCCTAAAAACTTCTACTCTCCAAGAACTAAAAACTCAAACTGAATTTTTAAAGGAAACTTCTCCTAAAAACTTCTACCCAGCAAAACCCAAAAACAAAATGGCATCAGGAGATTATTCTTTCGACAATCACAACGGCTCTACTCTCAACGTCAAGGGCGACCGCAAAATCGTGTGTGCGACCTACATCTGCGAGTCCCACTTCTCAATCCCCGACGGGCTCGACCTTAACGACAAGACGAAGGTTGAGAGTTGGGGCGTCAAATGGGATAGACTTTGGATTCAATATGTCGACGGAACTGAGGAGGATATCAACGCAACTTACGAGGCACAGGAATGCGAGGACTGGAAACGCCCCAACAAAGCCTTAATTGTTGACCCTATCGGCGATGTCGATGAATATTACCCTGATGACGAAGAAGAAAGCGACGATGAAGATGAAGGCTACAACCAATACGAAGTGGAAGGCTTTCTTACGAAGGAAGACTACGAAAATGATAAAGACCCAGAAGAGTGCGACGCGTTCCCGCTGGGCGACGAAGGTCTTAAAGAAGCACACGAGTTTTTTGATAGTTTGGTGAAAAATGAAGATGAAGAAGAAGATGAAGATTATGCGGTCATCGTCATCAAAAAGATGAAGGAGGGTGAAGTGGAAGAAATTGTAAAGAAGTACGAGAAAGAAGAAGGTGAGTTTAATCCAGAGTGCGAAATCTGTGGTGATTATATGAGCGATGTAGAAGAAGAAGACTATGTGAATGGTTGTAACACCATCTGCGACAAGTGTTGCGATGACGGATACGGGATTAAAGTGAGTGACTTGTTGAACCCGAAGGGTTGTGTGTCGTGTGGTGAAGATAAACCGACGAAGAAGGATTTCCACGGGGACGAGATGTGTGAGAATTGCTTCGATGACGAAGAACCCCAAAAATACCACGAAGCCTTATGTGAAGATATCGCCAACACCCTTGTCTCGGGCATTATGGCAGACGCAGTAAACAGGACGAAACCTTGTAAGAAAAATCAGTGTATTGGGATGACTAAGAAAGGGTTTCGGTGTAAGCATACGTTTCTTCTCGGTTCGGCGTTATGCCGAACTCACACCCCAGAACTAATCGGTTAATGAATAGAATGATTAAGTAGTGTAGAGAGAAATAGATGTTCTATAAAAAAGTCTAAAAAAATTCTATAATTTTCTATTGTTTCAAATAGAAAGTTTTATTTTCTATAATATATTTTTTCTTATAAAAAAGATGGATAGTTTACCGCAACTTGATATTCAAGAAGACCTCGATAACCTCGATACTCCCCTTGGAGAAGCAGACGTCCCTGATGTGATTCAGGTGGAAGACTTGTCGATACCGAAGGAGAAAACATTTGTTAAACGACCCGAAGATATTTTTCAAGGGAAACCAACGAACGGCACTATACGTTCACCGATACGAGCAACAACACAAATGGTTTCAACGCAAGTCGAAGTGCCCGAAGAAGAGGAAGAAGTTCCCGTTCCCGAAGTTAAGAAGCCGAAACGCAAGAAACCTATAAGTGAGAAGCAAAAGGCACACTTGGAGAGGATGCGAATCAAAGCAAAGGAAGCGAGGGAGACAAAGAAATTGGAGAAACAGGAGATTAAGGAGCGTGTTGCTGCTGAAATGAAAGCAAAAAAAGAGAAGAAAAAGAAAGTACCGATTGAGGAAAGTGAAGAAATAACAGAGGACTTTAAGGTACAAATGAAGATACCGACTGAAAAGGAAGAGGCTGACGCTAAGAGGAAAGCAGAGGAAACTCAATTTTTGGACTTTATGTCAAATATGGAACGATTTCAAAAACTACAATTCGAGCATCAACAGAAAGTAAAAGTCGAAAAAAACAAGATTTTAATCCAACAACGAAAAGCCGTCGAAATCGAGAATAAAAAGAAGAAGGTAATTAAGCGTAAAGCGGCAGCGATACCAGAACCTCACCCTCAACCTGCCATATTGAAGCCACCAGATAACCCATATTTTGGAGCATTTAACTGGTGAGGATATATGCCGAAAAAACGGGGCTGTGGACTAAAAGTGGCATTAATAATACTATATATATATAATGCCACTTTACGTTCACCCACTCATTATATATAATATAGTGATTAGTTCTAATCACTTTACTACTTAAAGTGATTGAAATAATAGAAATAGTTATTTTCTATTTAAATATTTTATATAATAAAATGAGTGATTTAACGATACTTCCAATAAAGGAGAGTGGCGAGGAGCAAAAACTGAAACGTCCAATTCACCCAAACCTACCTAACATAGCAACGGGGCAACTGGGTATTATGATATCGCCAGTTAAGAGCGGGAAATCGACAATTATTTCCAACCTAATTTTAAGTCCTGCTTTTTATCGCGACCAGTTCGATATTGTGTATATAATCTCTAATACCATCCATAACGACGCTACATCTCGGTTTTTGAAGGAGCAGTTCCCCGAGACAATTTTCGATAAGTATAGCGATGAAACGATTTCTAACATCATCAACTATCAAAAGTCTTTTCCCAAAAACAAGCAGCCATTTATCGCCATCATATTGGATGACTTCCTTGGTATTAAGGGGAACTCGATGATATATCACCTCAGTAGCAGATTTAGACATTATAATATTGGGTTGCTCCTGATGGCAAGCCAACTTTTTCGAGGATTGCCTCCTGTGTTGAGAGCAAATGCTACTTTTGTTATCCTTGGGTCACCTAATTCGAGTGAGTTTGAACTGGCTAAGATGGCGGAGGAATATGGTGGGGCTTTCGGTGGCGAGAAGCACTTTCTACAACTCTACAAGGACGCAACCCCGAATCGGTACGATTTCCTGTATCTCGACCTATCTTCTAACCCACCCAAAGCATATTCAAACTTTACAAAACAATTATTTCCAAAATAAATTTACTAATATTAAAATGCCGCCTAAGAAGAAAACCGACAAACTATTTGAAGAAGTGGAAGGTAAGATTAAGGATGGTGGACTGCGGAAGTCGTTGAAGGTCAAGGACGATAAACCCCTCAAAATAACCGAGTTAAGGAAGGCAGCCAAAGTAGAAGCAGGTAAGGAATTTACATTTAGAGGTACAAAACTCAAAATGACCCCGCGGATGAAAAGACAAATCGGGCTGGCGATAAATATGATGAAATAAGTTTTTTTTGTCAATTTTATATTTTCTATTATATAAAATGAATGAATCGAATGTTATCAATCTACTTAACAACAAAGGAATGAAATTTACCAAAGCCACCGACCAGTATAGTTGCTTTGATGCTATTGACGAGGAGCACAAGGTTATCGCCGAGATGAAATGGAGGGGTCGCTTTTACCCCGATTGTCTGCTTGAATATAAGAAGTATCAAGCAAATAAAGAATATTGTAAGAAGAACAACTATCAGTTTATATATTGTGTCACGATGCCTACCACCAGAGGCAACAGAAAGACATATGTATTTGAACCACTAAAAATGTGTAATATAGACTGGACGTGCGATAGATTCTGTCGTTCTACCCAGTTCAGCGGCAACCAAACCATCAACAAACAAGTCACCTATCTCCCCATTACCCAATCGCTCTCGGTGATAGAGCATTAAATAGATATATATCTAACATATATCTATATTGAACTTTTATTATTATTATATATCTTATATAATTAAAAGATGGCTACAAACACTATAATAATTGAGTCGAATCGAAAGATTGCTTATAAGGATGAACTGGAATCCATAGAAGTTCCAGGGATTAGTAATGTAGCACGGCAAGAACGGATACCGAATAATCGATGGACGACCCATATCCCGTCTGGTTTAGATATTGATGTAGGCGACCAATTGAATCTGGAAGCGGCGATGATTAACTCGGTTGGTGGAGGCGATGCTGTAATGGAATTTATCGGGAAAGGAGGCAACGGCGGAACAGACCAACAGATGGATATGGTAATGAGTTATTATATCACCAATCGTCAGCAGTTTAATTTTAATCTCCCGATGTTTGGAATGAAGATTATAACGCAAGTGTATAGCGATGCCTTTGGTAGTCCTGACTTTGTGGGGGAATCCGCCGCTCCTTTGAGTGCTACTCCAATCACCGCACAGCAACAGCAATACGCTCAGTTTAAAAAATCATATCCACTTGAAGGATTACAAGGATTTAGTGTCACCGTCGCTCCGTCATCAGCCACCCCTGGGACGCCAGTGGCGTTACCGAATGGGGCGTTTAGTATGGGGGCTTACAATTCGGCTGATGTCAGTCCGCTTCGGTATTATTATTCACAAAATTGGTCTGGGGGCTATATTTCGTACGAAGGAGCAAATGATAGTTATTCCAAGTTTACCAAACCAATCAAACTTAGTGTCCCGCTCGGGTTTTCGACCCCCGCGGCAATCGGTGAACGGCTGACCTCACAACTCCACGCCAGAGATGGGAACGCCGATAATTGGGACTTCACTACCGTGACCCCGCGGGAATTCTATCTCGATACTGGTGTATTGAAACAACGACCACTTCCAGGGGTCACCGACCAATCGTACCTCACCATCCCAACTTGTAGCGGAGCATTACTTTATGGAAGACAAACGGGGGAATGGTCGGCACGGATATCGGGAGAGACGGGGCATACCGAGGGAGATGGATATTCCCCAGCACAAGGACGACAGATGTTTTGGTCGAATATGTTGTGTGCCAATCCCGAAGAAGCCCTTGCTTGTGATACATTAAAGTTATTAACAGAGAAACCAGGAATCACCCCAGACATCTCAATTGGTAATATTGATGCTATTAATCTCGATACTGGAATCGTCCCAGAATATACGAATGGTGGTGGATTTAAGGTTGGTGAGTTTGGGAATCGAATGTGTCTTTATCAAAACGACCTGCCCTCCGTAAAGAAGACGGGACTAACGTGGGTTCAAAGTGTCACCGATACACAGACCAACATCGTCCCTAACAATCCAACCCAAGCCATCTCGATGAGTTGTCTTAATCTTCCCGAGTATTATGGTGTTGTCACTAATGTGGTCTGGAATGACATCACCACAAACATAATGAATATAGCATTCGAAGAGTATCACTCGTGCGATAGCGATACTGGAATCATTAATACAGACGACCCAGCATATTTGAGAAAGTTTTGGGTGAAGTGGAAGATTGGACGCAAAGACGATGAGTGTACGAAACCACGAATCAATCAGCAACACTTCCTTACCAACGCTCTACTAAATGCGATGAAAGCCACACCCCCACCGATTTACCAAAAAGTGGTGTGGGAAGTGACGGCGGGAAACATAACGCCCGTCCCACAGCCCGCACAGGAATGTTCGTACATTTTGAAATCTCAACGCACCTTTGATAATGCTGCTGTAAGAGAAGAGCGTCCTTGCCTCCCAGGGTTTATTGGGGAGGACGGAGAGATTTATGATTATGCGATATACTTTAAATATTACGCAGACCCCGAATGGACTCCTGAAAAGGCACAATTAGGTATCCTTGGTGTTAATGGACTCCGTCCACAAGTCCCTGATGGCGAATTTACGATGGTACATCCAAATGGATTAGAGGCACAGAAGAAAGTTTGGGCTTCGATGGGGAACGACCCTGGGACTAAACGATTTGGGTATATCCCAGTTTATAAAGTCCCAAGCGGTGCTCCTGATAGTGACGCTTCTCCAATTCCTTATATGTGTTTTGTAACGCAATCCGCGGTCGACCCCGATTATTATCCAATTCCCAAACCCGTCGTAGGCGAGTTTATTGGTCTCAGTCCTTCGATGAATGATAATTATTTTAGTAAACCAGTCAATATCCAGAAATTCACCTACGCCTCGACGTCGGCTGCTGGTGGATACGACCAGACAACGAACAACAACACCGTTAATTACTATCCGTTTTGTCATATCGGGGCAAATGACCCCTCGATTTCGTTTGGAGACAACGGCAGGTTTGAAATCCAGCAATTCCATACTCCCATTCGTGGCGGTAACGGAACATTCAATCTCCCCAACTTCCCCGCAAGTCAAGACCCAGAAACAAACGTGGCTACCGTTTCCACCAAAGAAGCGAACATCAGCGGTGTGTTTAGTAACGGAGCAACGCCGCCCGTAGCCACACCCGTTCCATTTACAAATATCATTAGTGCTGGTATAGGAAACAATTCTGTGATGTCAACCCAAGCAGGTATGGCGATTGAATATCTACAAAATTATAGTGAAGATTTATCTAATACATTATTAATTCAAAACTTTGATACACGAGCCTACCAGAATACTTTGTTCTTCAAATTGGGATTCAGTCTCGAACAATTAATGCCAATATTTGGAATGACACAAAATGATTTCAATCGTGGTAACTTCAATCAATATTTAGGAACGAATCAACCAGCGGGGTTGAAGTTAGTGAATATGGTTAAACCTGTGACGACGAACGCTTATGTGAGTGCTGCGATTATTCCATCTTTGGTAAAGGGTGCTGGTTGGATACAAGACAATCAAAACCCACCAAACGTTACATCACGTCCGTTAATCCCGATGCCCTTACTGGGTGGACTGGGAGACTACGGAGCAAATACAAATATAGAGAGCGACGTCTTAATCGCATTACGAATGCCTCAAAAACTTGACTATCCGTACTTGGTAGTTTATACTGATATCGTCCGTGACGCTCAATATATAGGCGGAGCAACAGGACACCAGAAACTATCTGCTATCGCTTACATTACACGGAATTATAGCGAGGGTGATTACTTCTATTCGTTCTCTACGGGATGGACTTATACGGCAGATACCAACTATGTCATTACAGATATCACCACAGATATCAGGTTACCTGATGGAAGCCCTGCTCCCCTTGATGATAATTCCTCTGTCATCTACAAAGTAATAAAAAACAAACAGATGCCTCTCAACCCAGAACTCCTCCCTAAAATACTCAAAACAGACGAAAAAACCGAAAAGAAGTGAACGTAAAGTGTCATTTGATATATATATATTGATAATGCCACTTTTAGTCCAATTTAGATATATTCCCATAATAGGCAATATATAGATTTATGCTTGTAATAGGCATATAAAAATTTTTATATTCCTTATATGGGGTATATCTAATATAGGTATATATCTAAATATATCTAAATGGGTATAATAACAAGAATATATCTAATAATCATTATATTTAATACTTATATTAATATATAACATATTAAAATGAAGTATTTTTTCCCACGTGACTTGGAACAAAATAATAAATTACGTATGTTAAAAGATGTATGGGGTAAGTACACTTTGTATAAGGAACAGGGTGTTATCTCAACGTTTCATTCGATGTATCCCAGATTATCAACATCCCGTCTTAGGGGTAAGAAAGCATCTGTGGAACTTTTGAACCATATGTTTAAAAACATAAGTGACGTGCCTCTGGTGTGGGTAGAACCCAATTTTATATTTGTGTTAGAGAATATCAAGGAGATACATACATACGAAGATTTCTACTACCTTAATCTCGGTGCTTGGTCGATAGAAGAGTTCTTATATCTAACCCAGAAGGACGGGATAACTCATATCGAGACGATACTCGGGGAACACAAGCAGAGAAGAGATGAAATCAAGAAGGTAAAGAATCTACTGGTTGGTATGAACCTAACCGACCACGAGAAGGTAGAAATTATACATCTCTTGAACTGGAACTAAAATCCAAAACTGAATTTTTAAAGGAAAGTTCTCCTAAAAAGTTCTACTCATAAGACAAGATGTCTAATTCCTACCAGACCATTAACTTCAACTGCCCTTGTGGATTTTCATTTAACCAGCCAGGTGCGAGTATGAAGAAATACGAAATCGTAAAACGACTTCACAAAAAGAAGTGCGATAAATACATCAAGACGGGAAAATTGACCGACAGCACTCACAAGTGGAAGGACAAGAAGTTGTCTCAACATAGAAACAAAGTGCTTCACCCCGAAGAAGAGAATAAAGCCCACGAGGATAAGATTACAATTGACAGCCGTGGTGTGGTAAAGAAGATTATTAGTGTAACTGAGTAGATTTTTTTGTAATTAAAAGATGGAATTATATAAACCATTCAAGAGTAAAGCCAAGAACAAAAAGTATTCTGTCTATGTAATGAAAAACGGCAAGAAATCCCTAATACATTTCGGGGACACCCGCTACGGACAATTCAAAGATAAAATAGGAGAATACTCAAAATTAGACCACAACGACCCTAAACGCAAAAAAGCGTATTATTCCCGCCACGGGAAAACGAACGACAAAAATACCGCCAAGTATTGGTCTCACAAAATACTTTGGTAGTTTAGATATTTTTTAGATTTTTTTATATATTATATATATATAAAATGGACGAACTCACAAATCTCATTCGAGAGAAACGAAAACTTAGACCCGCATCAATCAAAACTTATATTTCCAACATCATTAAGTTACACGAGAAGATGGGGAAAGGTAGGGATGTGAAAAATCTTGACTTTCTAAAAGATTATGATGCTGTTATGGATACTATCAAAGATTTTAAACTTTCTTCTCGCAAGACTGCCCTTGCTTCGATTGTTGTGGGCTTATCTGCCTATGATGACAAGTATGAGGATGTTCTTAAAAAGTATCGGGATGATATGTATAGCGATGCGACCGAATACAAGAAGGTAATCGAGGAACAAAACAAAACCCCCAAAGAAAGCGAGAACTGGGTTTCCATCAAGCGACTTAAACAGGTTCTCGCCCGAACCAAAAAAGACCTCCAAGACCGCGGGGTATTCAGTAAGACTGAGTTATCGAAGAAGGAGATGGATTTGTTACAGCAGTGGGTTGCGGGGATGATATATATAGGAGACGATAAGAATCCGCCGCTACGAAACGATATAACCCCGATGTCAGTTATCTCAAACAGCGATTACAGGAAGTTGAGTGACGAGCAATTGAAGAAGAACTATCTCGTAAATCAAAGCCGAAACAAGAAATTCTTCTCACTCGGCGAGTATAAGACCGCGGGAAAGTACGGATTGAAGAAGATTGATTTGGGGTCTAAACTTAATTCCGTGATGAATATCTGGTTAAAATATAACAAGACAGGACATCTTATTTATAACAGCAAGGGCGACGCTATGTCCCCGAATGGTCTCACCAAACTCCTGAATAAAACCTTCGAGGCAACGGGAAAGAAACTAAGTACAACTTTATTGAGACATATTTACAACACCGAGAAATTCCCACCAACCGACACACTTAAAGAGAAACAAGAAGTCGCGGATAAAATGGGACATTCGACTACTCAGCAAGAATTATATAAAAAAAAATAAAATAATTATATGTAAAATGGCTAACGCGTGGATTGAGTTTGTTAAGAAATGGGCGAAAGACAAAGATATGAAATACAGCGAGGCACTCAAATCACCGAAACTCCGTGCTGCCTACAACAAAAGCAAGGGCAAAGGCGGTAAAGGTGCGATGCCGAAGGGTAAAGACCCACTCGATGAAAAACGGAGAGGTCGTAAAAAGAAATAAATTTTCTTAATTTAATATATTATGATATATTAAAATGTCGAAAGGATTACAAGACTACTACAATACGATTGGTGGATATTCGTCCAATATGGATAGTATGAATAACTTTCTTTCCAACTACGACGATTCGTTCTATGATGACTTCAACGATAAAGTAAAGGAAGCAAAAGAACAAGGTCAAGCCTTGATTGAGGCTGGCGGGGCTGTCGAAGGCGTGTATTTAGGATTTAAAGGCATCCAGAAAGGAGTCCGTGCTTGGAGGAGCAAATATGGAAAGAAGAACGATGGGGACGAAGACGGGCAAGGAGACGATAGCAACGGCGGAGACGCTGATAATACCAACCCTGGTGGTGGAGGCGACGAAGATGTGGATGTGGATGTGGATGAACCCGATGTTGTTACACCGAACCAAGGAGCAGCAGGAACGGAACTCGACGAACCCGAACAGGTTACACAAGACCCGCTTGAATTTCAGGAGGATGCTCCCGTCCCGAACCAAGGGGCAGCAGGAACGGAACTCGACGAACCCGAACCCGAAGGATTAGAAGGGATGTTTGACGAAGACGACGCAGGCGGTTTGTTTGACGCAGACCCCGTTGGGAGTGCTGGTCCGCCGCGTGCCGCAGGACAAATTGATGACGTCGACGATTTGGGTGGCGATTTGTTAGACCAAGGTCCTGATTTAGGGCAGATGTATCAGGGAAGAGCAACACTCGACGAAGCACCCGACCTCGCTGCCGCTCCCGAAGCCCCGCCGCCAGCAGCCGTTCCCGACGCTCCTGCCCCAATCCAACCTGGGACTGCCGCAACCGATACAAGACCTGGGATGACCGAAGATGGTATGGATACTTACGACCCAGACCAAAGTCTTGCTCCCGACCCAACCCCCGAAGGCGGTGGAGGTGGTGGAGGAGGAGGAGG